GGACAGGGTGAAGATGCGCGTGAGTATGCCGCCATCATCCGCTTAGAGGATCTCTTACCGCTACTTCAACTAAAGTATGGTCACATTACTAGCGAACCCACAGAGGCAGACATTGACCGCTGCACAGGCTGTGGGTCTTACATGATACAGAGGTGCTTAACTTGCCAGCCTATGACTACAAATGCTCACGATGCAATCTCAGTCAAGAGATCAATCATGGATGGCACAATCGACCAGTAGTCTTATGCACATACTGTAATGAGCCTATGGTTAAGGTTATTGCAGCTAATCCAATTCACTTTAAGGGCAAAGGATGGGGTAAAGATGCTTGAAAAGATTAAGAATGATGAGTGCTACACGCCACAGTGGGTGTTTGATGCGATGGGAGTTCGTTTTGATTTAGATGTAGCATCATCCAATAGTGAAATGATAGTTGTGCCTGCTGACAGGAAGTACACAGTAGAGGACGATGGTCTAGCTCTTCCTTGGAAAGGTCGTGTCTGGATGAACCCGCCATTCTCAAAGATTACTCCATGGATCAACAAATGGCTTGAACATGGTAATGGCATCTGCTTAGTTCCTCTTAGCTCTAATGGGCGATGGGTTAATCAGTTATGGGAGTCAGAAGCACATGCGGCTTACTTGCCTGCAAACATGGCTTTCATGACTCGATCAGGTGAGTTAATCAAACATAGATGGCGTTGCTCAATGTGGGCGATTGGAGATGAGAATGTTGAAGCTCTCAAAGGTATTGGCAGGACTCGTTACTAAGACTTATCAACAGGCTGTGGATAACTTTGCACAATACTTCACTTCACGCTTACGACACGCCCATGTTATCCACATGCTTGACAGGGTCGCTATGCTAAGTACGCAGAGCCTCTCAAAGGCTCACCGCGAGCCGCCTAAGCGGATCGCTCGCGGGGTGCTGCTAGCATTTGGGATAGCTCTATGCTTTCCTACGGAAGCAGGCTCTACAAGATCCAAAGAATACATAGACTATAAGACTTATTCTCTTTATCTATTAGATTTCAATTATCAACAACATAAGTGCTTATTAAAGCTCTATGGTAAAGAGTCAGCATGGAAGCCAGATGCTGTTAATGGTTCACACTATGGAATACCACAAGGTAAGAGTGAGTGGCTTAAAGATCAAGATGGTTATACTCAGGTACGATGGGGCTTGTCATACATTGGTAACAGGTATGGTGAGCCATGTGTTGCATTAGATCATTGGAGTAAATACGGATGGCATTAGACAAACTCAATAGCAGACGCTATAGAGAGCAGCGTGATCGTATCTTCAAGCGCGATGGTCGAGTGTGTCAGCTGTGTGGCACAGATGAGGGCGAGATGCACATCGATCACATCATCCCACGCAAATCTGGGGGCGATCACAGTTTAGATAACCTTCGTGTCCTGTGTAAGTCATGCAACCTACGCAAGGGTGCGCTCAATGAGGGTGTTTTTTTAGCACGAGCGGCTACCCCCCCTGTCTTTTCTGACTATACCTCCCCGATGCAGTCCGAGACGATGCTGGACAGTCCGTTTAAGACCCGACCTAATCCGAGTCAATGACAGATAAACCCAAAAGATCCAAGCCGCTCCGAGGGGCAACCAAACCAAGGCTTCACAGTCCACTGCTTAAGGGTGAAACCAAACTTCAGGATGTAAAAGACCTCTGTGAGATTGTCAAGATGCCCCTGCTCCCATGGCAGGAGTTCGTGCTTAAGGACATGCTCACCGTGGACAAAAAAGGCATGTGGATTCGTAAGACAAACCTGATTCTGGTGGCTCGACAGAACGGTAAAACCCACCTAGCGCGCATGCTGATTCTGGCGCACTTGATAAAGTGGAATACCAATGTGCTTATTATGAGCTCAAACCGCTCTATGGCTTTAGACACCTTCAGACAAGTAACTCACCTATTGGAGACCAATGACCACCTCAAAGGATTCGTTAAGCAGATCAGACACGCTAACGGCACAGAATCTATCGAAATGCTCAGCGGAGCAAGGCTTGATGTTGTTGCAGCAACTAGAGACGGCTCTCGAGGGCGTTCAGTTAATGGAATCTTGTACATCGACGAATTGCGAGAAATCAGCGAAGAAGGATACCGAGCTGCTACTCCTACAACTAGAGCTCACCCAAATAGCCAGACACTTCTTACCTCGAATGCAGGAGATGCGTTTAGCACTGTACTCAATGATCTACGAGAAAGAGCTATCGACTATCCACCCAAATCTTTTGGATTCTATGAGTACTCAGCTCCACAGTACTGCAAAATAGATGATCGCAATGCGTGGGCTCTGGCTAATCCTTCTCTGGGTTATACCATTACAGAGGAAGCCATCGAGGAAGCGATAGCGACCTCACCAATTGAAAACACCCGTACCGAGACTCTTTGCCAATGGATCGATTCACTCAGCAGCCCTTGGCCGCATGGAATCCTAGAAGAGACCAGCGATTCGACCCTAGAAATGGCTGTGGGGGCTTATACTGTGTTTGGATTCGATGTCAGTCCGTCACGAAGGAACGGATCACTAGTCGCGGGACAACTTCTCCCAGATGGGCGGATTGGCATCGGTATCCTAGAGACTTACAGCTCACAAGTTGCTATTGATGAGTTAAAGATGGCAGCCAGCATTAAAGCATGGTGCGACATCTATAAACCCCGCCTTGTGTGCTTTGACAAGTACGCCACACAAACAATTGCGGACAGGCTCTCCAATTCTGGCGTGATCACAGAGGATGTTTCAGGTCAGCAATTCTACAAAGCCTGTGGCGATCTATTAGAAGGCTTAGTCAATCATCGAGTTGTGCATAATGGTCAGGCAGAGTTTATTCAGCAGATGAACAACTGCGCGGCTAAGGTTAATGACTCAGCTTGGCGCATTATTAAGCGTAAGTCAGCAGGTGACATCTCTGCTCCCATTGGCATTGCTATGGCAGTCAGCAAGTTAATGATCCCTCAGCCTAAGCCTCAGATTTATACTTAGACACGCCATAGCACATTGTCTAATTGCTTGACAAGTGCTACCATTTATGTCTATGGGTAGAATCTTGCAGACATTCGGGCTTCAATCTAAACCACAATTAGAAGCTCAAGCAGCACCGCAGGTATTGGGCGAGTACTCACCCTATGCGATGCCCTTCCAGTATGCCTTCGTAAGTCGTGCAGAAGCGATGTCTGTTCCAGCGTTACAGCGATGCCGCAATTTATTGGCGGGAACAATTGGCGCAATTCCTTTAGAGCTTTACAAGAAATCAACTAACGAAGAACTTGGATCGCCTGCATGGCTTGAGCAGCCTTCATATTCACAGCCAAGATCTGTAACGATTGCTTACACAGTTGATTCATTACTATTTTACGGACAAGCATTTTGGAAAGTTGTAGAAGTTTATGCAGAGGATGGCAGACCATCTCGCTTTGAGTGGATTGCTAACAATCGCGTAACTGCAACACTAGATGCAACTAATACTTTTGTTAAGTCTTATGCAGTCGATGGAGTTACATTACCAATGGACGGATTAGGATCGCTTATCACTTTCCAATCTTTAAGTGATGGAATCCTTAACACAGGTGTGCAGACAATTCGCGCAGCTATTGATGTGCAAAAGGCTGCAACAATTGCAGCAGCAACACCAATGGCAACAGGTTACATTAAAAACACAGGTGCAGATTTAGATCCTAAAGAAGTTGCAGGATTACTAGCAGCATGGAAACAAGCTCGCAACAATCGCTCAACGGCTTACCTAACATCTACATTAGAGTATAATCCTGTTTCATTTTCACCTAAAGACATGATGTACTCAGAGGCAATCTTTAACCTTGCTACAGAGTGTGCTCGTTTGTGCAATGTGCCTGCGTACTATGTTTCAGCAGATTCTAATAACTCAATGACTTACGCCAATGTTCAGGATGAGCGTAAGCAATTTTTAACACTATCTTTACAGCCATTTATCACAGCGATTGAAGATCGCCTATCAATGGATGACATCACAGCACGCGGCAATGTCGTGCGCTTTGACATTGATCATAACTTCCTCAGAACAGATCCAATGGAAGAACTAGCAGTAATCGAAAAACTACTTAGCCTAAACCTCATCACTACAGAGCAGGCTATGGAGATGACAGACCTGACACCTAACGGAAGCAATGGTATGGAATGAGCCAGATAATCACCTTCTCAGCTGATCTCACAGCAGACTCAGCAAGTCGCACAATCTCAGGCAAGATCGTGCCGCTCAATGTTGAAGCAGGATCAACAAACATGGGTAAAGTAATTTTTGAGTCTGGATCAATCGAGATTCCAGATCCTAAGTCAATCAAGTTACTCAATCAGCATGACATCAAGAAGCCTTTAGGTCGCGGTGTTACTTTCAGCGAATCAGAAGATGCCATTCATGCAGTTTTTTCAATCAGCCGCTCACAACGCGGCACAGAAGCTCTTATCCTTGCAGAAGAAGGATTGCAGAGCGGTTTATCAATTGGAGCAGAAGTGCTCAAGTCAAAGATCAAGGATGGCGTGATTCATGTATCCGCTGCTCGCTTGGTCGAAGTAAGTTTGGTGACAGAGCCAGCATTTAAGTCTGCTCAAGTTACTGAAATCGCAGCAGAGGAATCAACCCCTGTTGAAGAACCAATCCAACCAACAGAAAGCGAGACAGCCAACGTGGAAAACACCACCCCAGCAGTCGAAGCAACACCAGTTGAGGCTCCAGCGGTTGAAGCTGCTCGTCCAACTGTTTCAGCAGCATACTACACAAAGCCACGCATCGAGATCACAGCAGCTAAGTATGCAGAAAACTCAATTCGTGCAGCACTAGGTGATGAGACAGCTCGTCAGTACCTACGCGCAGCAGATGACACATCAGATAACGCAGGTCTTGTACCAACACGCCAGCTATCAGAAATCATCAACCCACTAGGCACAACAATCCGCCCATCAATTGAAGCAATCTCACGCGGAGTACTTCCTGATGCAGGTATGACATTCGAGATCCCAAAGATCACAGCAATGCCTACAGTTGCAATTACAGCAGAAAATGCAGCCTTCTCAGACACAGATCAGAACTCAGCTTTCCTATCAGTTGATGTTAAGAAGTTCGCTGGACAGCAGACATTTTCAGTTGAGTTGCTAGATCGTACATCTCCAGCATTTTTTGATGAGCTAGTACGCAACATGGCAGCAGCTTACGCAAAGGCAACAGATGCAGCAGTAAATGCAGCTCTTATTGCAGGTGCAACAGCAGATGCAACAACTACAACAACATACCCAACAGCAGCAGAGTTGCTTGGCGTAGTTGCTCGCGGTTCAGCATCCGTCTATAACGCAACACTAGGACTTCCTAACCCATTCGCACGTAACATGATCGTGAACACATCACAATGGTCAAACATCATGACACTTAACGATGCAGGACGCCCAATCTATAACGCATCACAGCCAATGAACGCAGGCGGTGTTGCAACACCTACAGCTCTACAGGGAAATGTAGCGGGTCTAAACCTCTATGTAACACCTAACACAGCAGCAGGAACAGACACAGATGGTTCAATCATCATCGTGAACCCAGATGCTTACACATGGTACGAGTCTCCAACTTACCGACTACGCGCAGAATCAACAGCAGCGGGATCAGTAACAATTGGATACTACGGCTTCGGCGCAATTGCAACTAAGGTTGCAGCAGGTGCGTTTAAGAACAACAAGGCTTAATTAAAGCCCACTAAGTACGCCCTAAGGGGTCAGTAGCCCTCTGATCCCTTAGGGTCTTTAGAAAGGACAAGGCATGGCATTAACGACAGTTGCAGAGCTCCGCAGTACTCTCGGAGTCGGTACGCTGTACCCAGATGCCACCTTGCAGGAAGTATGCGATGCCACAGATGCAGTCCTTCTTCCTATGCTATGGGCTAACAATTATCAGGCTGTAGGACACAGCAACACAACCACTACAGGTACGACTTACTTTAATGAGACTACGTCTAACATTTTTTATGTTGGTCAAACTGTTGTAATTACAGGCAGCGGATCAAAGCATAACGGCAGCAAGACAATCACAGGTGTAGGCAGCCGATCAATCACTTATGCCATCACAGGCAACAACAACACACCTACAGTATTTCATCCAATCCAACCTTTTGGCACAGTAGCAGCAGAGACTTATGTTGATTGGTCTCAAGATGCAGCAGTACAGCAGGCAGCTTTAATGGTATCTGTTGAAATCTGGCAAGCGCGTACTGCAACCCTTTCGGGCAGTAACCTTGTCGATTTCCAGCCAAGCCCTTATCGAATGAGCGCACAGCTTCTCGCTAAGGTGCGAGGATTGATAGCCCACGCCCTAAGCCCTAATTCTATGGTGGGTTAATGACTGTTGCGATCACTACTCTTAGAACCACATTAGCAACGGCATTAGTCAATAACGCTAAGTGGCAGACTTTTGCATTTCCACCTGCAACTGTCTTGGCTAATTCTGTGATCGTGTCTCCAGATGATCCTTACCTAACACCATCTAATAATCAGCACATCACCATTAGCCCATTGGCTAATTTCAAGATTGTAATGACTGTGCCTTTGTTTGACAATGAAGGAAATCTCAACGGGATAGAAGATACTGTTTGTAGCGTGTTCGCTAAGCTCGCAGCATCTAATCTAACCTATAATGTAGGCGCAATCAGCGCACCTAGTGTTCTCAACGCTGCTAGCGGTGATCTGCTCAGCTGTGAGATGTCAGTATCAATCCTAACGAGTTGGAGTTAAAATGTCCGAGTGGGAAAAAGAAAACGAAGCCTTCCTGATCAAGATCGGGCAGGTAGCACCAACAGCACCAAAGCCAGCAACTACTAAGAAAGACGAGGAATAATCTCATGGCTGTATTCTTGAACAATTTGGTCGGTGTGAAGATTAACTCTGTTGATCTTTCTGACCATGTAACAGCAGTAACAATCAACCGCACATTCGATGAGCTAGAAGTAACAGCGATGGGCGATTCAGCTCACAAGTTTGTTAAGGGTCTAGAATCTTCAACTGTAACAATCGACTTCCTAAATGACACAGCTACAGCTAATGTTCTAGCAACATTGCAGGCTGCATGGGGAACAACTGTCACAGCGGTATTTCTACAGACAAAGGGAACAGCAGTCTCAGCGACTAACCCTCTCTATACTGTTTCTTTGTTGGTGAACAACACTACTGACATTAATGGTGCAGTCGGTGACATTGGCACACAAAGCATTACATTTACTGCTAACTCAACTGTTGCAGTAACAACAACAGGCACATTCTAAGAAACTAAACAAAGGGGCAAACTCATGGCAAGACTAAAGATCGTCCGTACAGATGGAAGCGTGCTAGAAGGCGAGATCACTCCAGCGGTGGAGTACTCATTCGAGCAGTACGCTAAAAAGGGTTTCCACAAGGCTTTTAGAGATGAAGAAAAGCAGTCGGATGTTTATTGGCTAGCATGGGAAGTAACACGCAGAGCAGGTGAATCTGTTAAGCCTTTTGGGATCGAGTTCATCGAGGGATTAAAATCTGTCGAGGTTTTGGACTCAGACCCTTTAGCCTAAAGCGGGATCTCCCATTCACCTACTTGATTGCTCGCTTGAGCATCAGGTTAGGGATTCCGCCACAGCAGTTAATAGAGTTAGATAAGGTCATGCTCGATGCATTAGTGCAAGGGCTCAAAGATGAAGCGAAAGAGGTGAGCGATGCCAACAGAGGTAGTAGGCGCGGTCGCTCTTAAAAAAGCCTTAAATAAGTATGCTCCAGACCTTGCTAAGGAATTGACAAAAGAATTAGGCGGCGTGCTTAAGCCTATCGTCAACGAAGCTCGATCTTATGTGCCTTTAATTTCTCCAATGAGCGGATGGAGCCCTGTTGCTCAACCGCGTGGCAAGTTTCCTAAGTATGATGCTTTAGAGATTCGTAAAGGCATCATGTATAAAACCACACCATCAAAGCCTAACAAGGCTGGATTCGTGAACACTATCCGCATCCAGAATAAATCTATGATCGGCGCGATTTATGAGACTGCTGGTCGCAAGAATGGCCAGGGTCAGAATTGGGTAGGGGCTAACGCAGGCGGATCGTCTAAGGGTGTATCTCGATCCGTTAATCCTTTTGCAGGCAACCAGTTCATTTCTAATTTAGGGCAACTTTACGGCTCAACGCGCAGAGGTGGCGATTATCGTATGATGGGTCGCTTAATCTTTAGGGCATGGGCTAATACACAGGGCAGAGCCAACGCATCTGTCTTTAAGGCTATTGAGCAGACAACAGCTAAGTTTAATCGTAGGACAGCAATGGTCGATGTTAGGAGAGCAGCATGAGCAATGTGAACATTAACATCGCCGCAGAGTTTAAAGGCAAGAAGGCATTTAAAGAAGCTGCATCGTCAACAGACAAACTTAACAAAAATGTCAAGGGTCTTGCCAAGACACTTATCGGGCTTTACAGCGCACAAAAGGTACTGTCTTTCTCAAAGGCATCCGTCAAGGCTTTTGCAGAAGATGATAAGGCAGCCAGAGCATTAGGTACTACCCTTAAGAATCTAGGCCTGGCATACGGCTCAAATGCAGGCACAGTCAATGGCTTTATTTCCCGCCTTGAAATGCAGACGGGTGTTTTGGATGACGAACTTCGTCCAGCGATGGATCGCTTACTTCGTGCTACAGGCGATGTTACTAAGTCTCAGGAATTACTAGGTTTAGCCCTAGACATTAGTGCGGGCACAGGTAAGAGCTTGACTCAGGTGTCACAATCATTGCAGAAGGCTTACTTAGGACAGACACAAGCATTAGGTCGTTTAGGTGTAGGACTTACAAAGGCAGAGCTTACTTCTTCATCATTTGAGGAGATTCAGGCTCGCCTTGCTGCGCTTTTTGCAGGTCAAGCAACACAGGCAGCAGACTCTTATGCAGGCTCGCTTGCCAAACTGACTGTCGCTGGAAACAATGCTAAGGAAACAATCGGCAAGGGTCTAGTCGATGCCTTTGTGACAATTACTAACTCATCCTCTGTTGATGATCTTGTGACCAAGATTGATGCCGCTGCTAACGCGATTGCTAACTTTGTGCGTGAGACGGGCAAGTTCATCCAGATTACCAAATCATTATTTAAGTTTGAGTTATTCGCTCCATCTGGCGGCTTCTTTGGCGATGGCAAGGGCATGGGCAACATCTCCATGACTGTCTCATCACAAGACACTCAGCGAGCCGATGCAATTGCTAAGAAAAATGCAGCAGCACTTGCCAGACTTACAGGCGTTCAAGCATCTAACCAAGCCAAGATTCTCAAGGATAAGAAATTACAGGCAGCAATCGATAAGGCTAATCTTGCCCTTAACAAGGGAAATGATGTTTTTGACCTTGATAAGATCCAGATCGCAGCAGCTCTTACTAGCCAAGCAGAGCAACTAGGCAAGGCAACGAGCGCATCTCAGGTGCTACAGATCGCTAACGATACTGCTCGCCTTAATGTTAAGAAATCAATTCTTGATCTAGAGGATGCTATTGCCGCCAAAGACGAAGCGGCTATCATTGCTGCAACTAAGAAGCTCAACGAGGACATGAAAGTTTTGGGCGTACTGGGTCAGCAAAATGTCAAGCTTCTAGACATTAAATCGATCCTTGATTCTTTGATGCCAAAGGATCTAATCAATCTGCAAAACCTAAAGGATGCTTTAGCCTTGTTAGGTCAGATCAACCTTGCCCAAACTGGCTCAAAGACAACCCCAGCGCAACCCGCACCAAGCATTGCGGGGCTTACTCCAGCAACTACCATTGCCGAGACTAATGCCAATGTTGCATCTTTAGGCGGTGTCATCTCCAGCATCGGATCTAATCTAGTTGAGACCACAATCCTGCCTGCTGTGCGTACAATCATTCAGCCAAATGGTCGAGAGTTTTCATCTTCTTTTATGCCTACATTTAACATTGAGGTAGGCGTGGGAGATCCTAACGCTATCGCTGAAGCTATTGACAATGTACTACGCCAAGCCCGAGACAGAGGAACACTAACAATCGCATGACATGGCTACCAGAATGGCGCGTGACAGTAGGTGACGATGTTTATACATCTGTTACCTCTGTCTCTTTTGCATCTGGTCGTTTAGATATTGACCGACAGGCAACCGCTGGCTATTGCCGAGTAGAGATCATCAATACAGACAATTCACCTTTTACCATCAATGTCACAGAGCCAATCCTTTTAGAGCTTAAAAACACTACTGGAGCTTATGTAACAGTTTTTGGCGGTGAGGTCTCAGATTTCAACATTGGTGTTAGAAGCCCTGAGGAAACTGGCTACATCACTACAGGCACGATTCTAGGCATTGGCTCACTTGCCAAGCTCACTAAGGCGGTCTATAACACAGCACTTGCTGAGGGTTTAGACGGCGCACAGATCAGCGCGATCTTAGGTGCTGCCCTTAACCTCTCATGGGCTGAGGTAACTCCAACAGACACATGGGCAACTTACCCAGCAGATGTCACTTGGAATAATGCAGAGTCCTACATCGGTGAAGTGGACTCAGGCTTTTACACGATGATCGCTGTTGCAGCTAGTGCATCGGCTAAGTCTCAGACTCTTGCAGACCAGATTGCCAATAGCGCACTTGGTCAGTTATACGAGGAAAAGGATGGAGATGTTAGTTATGCAGACGCAGACCACAGATCTAACACCCTTGCAGCAAACGGCTACACTTTCCTTGATGGCGCGTATGCAACACCAAGCTCTATCACCTCAACAACTCAAACTGCTCGCATCCGTAACAGCCTTATCTATCGTTACGCCACAGGATACGCTTCAACCTACAGTACCTCTGACGCGGACTCTATAGCCGCTTACGGGCTCTTTGAGCGTTCCTTTGACTCTAACATCAAGAACCTTGCAGACATCACCGATATTGCCACTAGAGAGCTTAATCTGCGTCGTGTGCCAAAAGGGTCATTAGGTGCGATTACCTTCCGCCTAGACAATCCAGACATGCCTAGCGCGATGCTTGACAGTCTTATTGGGGTCTATTTCGGTCAGCCTATGTTGATTAGCAATCTGCCCTCTAACTTACTGGGTGGCACATTTGATGGCTTTGTGGAGAACATCGCACTTAGGGCAACTCCAACCTTTGTGGACATCACCCTCTACATCTCAGCTACAGAGTTCTCATTATCAACGACTCAATGGGATACGATCATTCCTAGTTCATTAGCTTGGACAGGCGTAAATGGTACACTTATCTGGAACAACGCGACAGGAGCATTAACATAAATGGCAACAAGTCCTAATTACGGCTGGCTAGAGCCAGATAACACAGACCTTGTAAAGAATGGCGCGTTAGCGATCCGCACACTAGGTAACGCCATCGATAGCACAATGGCTACCATGACACCTAAATCCACAGTTACGGCTAAGGGATCTCTCATTGCAGCTACAGCGGCATCGACTCCTGCAAACTTAGCAGTAGGCAACAACGGCGAAACTCTTGTAGCCGATAGTTCCACCGCAACAGGATTAAAATGGGCTAAATCTGCAAACTTTGTGGGTTGCAGTCTTTTTTCAACTTCAACAACATCTGCTAGCAATTCAACTTATACGGCTGTACTTTTTAATAGTGAAAACTTTGACACCGATGGTTTTCACTCAACCAGCGTCAATACTGGCAGAATAACAATTCCCGCTGGCTTAGGTGGAAAGTATTTAGTCAATGCTTTTGGGGAGTGGGATAATAACGCTTCAGGCTATCGTGGTTTAAACTTTTATTTGAACGGCACTCGAATTAGAAATAATTATCTAACACCGAACGCAATTTTTCCAACTCAGCAATTTAGTTGTGTTTTAAATCTTGCGGCTGGTGATTACATAGAGGTTTATGTGTCACAGGACTCAGGCAGTTCACGCACTTTCTATGTGCCGAGCAGCGACGGCGCATTCGAAGTAACTTATTTAGGAGCATAATAAATGACACTATGGGAACAAATTACAGAAGTTTATCCTGATTTAACAAGCGAGGATTTTGGTCCAAGAGGCACAATTGTTTTGCGTGATGACTCAGACGGACAAGGCGCATACATTGAAAAGTGGGAACACGCTTTACCTTTGCCAAAAGGTTTTAAGGTAGGTAAATAAGTGGAACATTTGACGGAGATAATTCCAACGGATGAAGCCTAGACTCTCACGAGCTGCAATCCAGTTAAGGGAGCAGATTGATGACTCGTTCCCAGATCGTGACCGCACATCGGATGGCTGGATCGGTGATACCCGACACGCTCATCGTGTATCAGATCATAACCCTGATGCTGAGGGCTGGGTTCGTGCCATCGATGTCGATCGTGACCTTTTTAAGGGATCGAAACCAGACATCATGCCAGATCTTGCAGATCAGCTTCGTGCCGCTTGCAAGTCTAAAACAGAGAAGCGTATTAGTTACATCATTTTTGATGGACAGATCTGCTCCAAAGTCCTTAACTGGAAATGGAGAAAGTACACAGGGGCTAACAAACACACAAAGCACGCGCATTTCAGCTTTAAGAAAGAAGCTGACAATGATGGGTCTTTTTATCAAGTATCTATGTTAGGCGGAGAATAATGAAGAACATGAAGCACCCTGCTTATTTAGCCGCTGGAGCGTTCCTTGCAGCTTGGGCATCATCCAACTTTGAGGCAGATTACCGCGCAATCCTCTGGGCTGTGCTATCTGGCGTGTTCGGATACGCGAGCCCTAAAAAATGACACAAAACGACTTTTTCACCCTCTACATAGCAAGCCTAGGCATCTTCGGTGGGCTTGCAGGTTATGTCATCACTCATCTGCTGAATGAAATCAAGCGACTCAATCAGCGTGTCGATGAGATTTATAACATCTTACTAGAGCGATAATTTATTCATGGCAAGAAAAGCAACTAAGGCATTAGAGGAGCAAGGCTACTCAAAGCTTGATGCTTATTGCATCGGATTGCATGAGTATTATAGATCCTTGCGTAGATCAGGATTTACGGAAGATCACGCTCTTTACATGCTATCAGTTGTAGATTCTTACCCGGGGTGGATCTTGCCAGATCCTATTGAGCCAGAGAAGTTTGGCGATTACGAAGATGAGGATGACGATTAAGCGCATCGTCGTAGTCTCGGACTTGCAAGTCCCCTACCATGACAGGGTTGCCACACGCAACCTTGCTTCATTCATTTCCAAGTTTAAGCCAGATCAAGTAGTCACCATTGGCGATGAGATCGATCTACCCCAGATAAGCAAGTGGGAAGAAGGGCGCATGGGCAGTTATGCCCAGACCCTAGATGATGATCGTAACGAGGCTGTTCAGCTGCTGTGGGAGTTAGGCGTTACAGACTGCATCCGTAGCAATCACACAGATCGCCTGTATAACATCATCATGGCTAAAGTCCCAGCCTTTGGTGCATTACCAGAGCTTCGCTTTGAGAAGTTCATGCGCTTTGATGAGCTAGGCATTACCTTTCACAAGAATCCAATGCCTATTGCACCTAACTGGATTGCAGTTCATGGAGATCACACACCCATCAAGCCACAGGGGGGTTTATCAGCCCTAGAAGCGGCTCGTAGGCATGGAAAGAATGTCATCTCAGGTCATACCCACAGAGCGGGCAGATCAGCCTTCTCAGAGGCTTCAGGCGGGCGTATAGGGCGTGTCCTACATGGTGTTGAGGTGGGCAACCTAATGGACTTCAAACAGGCTGCGTACACTAAGGGTGTAGCCAATTGGCAGCAAGCCTTTGCCATTATCTATGTGAATAAATCTAAAGTTCAAGTCGATTTAATTAACATTGAGAAGGACGGCACATTTATCGTGGCAGGAAAGTCCTACGGTCGCGCTCGATAGGTCTAGATTTAGGTCTAAATCGTTATCGTTTCGTTACTTAAAGATACTGGATTAGTCTGACATTTATGCAACACTAAGTCTGTGAGGGAAACTCCCGATCAGATAGGGCTAAAAATGGCGAATACAGATAAGCTGCTTTTAATCTGCATGTTAGGCATGATCATCGGCTTCATAATGATCACGATCGATGTGCAAAAGCGCAGCTATGAAAAGGGCGTAAGAGATGGATACCATCGAGGTCGTAACTTTCGTGGTGATTTAGATTGAGAGCCAATGAAATCTTGCTCACAGCCACGGACACAATCCGCGATCGTGGGCTTTCGTATGGTCACCCTGCGGATAACCTGCAACACACCGCAATGCTCCTCTCAGCATACTTACAAACACCGATCCACGATTATCAGGTCGCAGGGATCATGGTGCTCGTTAAGCTTGCAAGGACTAATCAAACAGCCCAACACCTTGACAATTGGGTTGATCTCTGCTCATACGGAGCACTAGCAGGGCAACTAGCAACAGAGGAGAACGAGCTTTATGTTTAATCTTTCGGAGTACGAGACAGTTGATAGCCGCATACATCAATTCTATGGCGAGTTTAAGGATGGCAGAATTGTCACAGAGTTAGAGCTTATTGACATGGAAAAAGGTCATGTGATCTTTAAGGCTTACATCTACAAAGACTCAGTTCGCACAATGCCAGATGCCACAGGCTATGCCGATGGTTTCCGCAAGGATCGTGGAGTCGATGCCCAGTTCTGGATTAACAATGCCGAGACAAGCAGCATAGGCAGAGCGTTAGCAAATCTGGGATTATCAGCTAAAGGCAAGCGACCAAGTGCAGAAGAAATGGCGCAGGTTAATGCTGTTAAGACTGTTACTACAAAAGTAGCAAAGCCACCTGTTCAAGAGGTCAAGGCAGATGATCAGGATTACTGGACTACGCCTGTAGGTCAATACAACAAGGTAGTAGATGCGCCTGTAACCCTTGAAAAGGCTATGGAAAACATCGCAGCTGTAATAGGTACATCTGAGGCTGTAGAGCCACCATCTTGCCAGCATGGACACATGACATGGCGTGAAGGTGAAAAGAATGGCAAAGCATGGGGCGGTTACTTCTGCGCCTATGCCACACGAACAGGTGAAATCAAATGCAACACGCTTTGGTATCGCATGGGAAGCGATGCTAAATGGAGACCACAAGAGGTAAGGATCTGACATGGGCTTTGTAGAATACTTTGATGAAACAACTGGGGTGTGGACAAACATCGAGGACATCCCACTTTACGACACGATTAACTGTCAGTTGTGTAATGAGCCTACCGAGGCGCATGACATCGTAGCTGAGATTAAGTTCAAGGATAACCAGCCAGTAGTAGGGGCGTGGCAATGCAGAAAGTGCCATGCAGTGAACGGATGATACACGATGAGTTGCTGGACAAAATAGAAGACATTGAATACTGGCAAGAGCACTACGCTGGCAAGACTTTCATCAAAGCCATTCGTGCAGTAGTGGAATTGCATAAGCCATTAAAATTAAACAATGTTACTCATTGCCCAGAATGTCAATACGGCAGCGCAGCGGGAACTTATCCCTGCCCAACTATTCAGGTTATTGAGAAAGAATTAAATGGCTAGTCAAGCAAGGAAACACAGAGGTTTCCGAACGGAGCGAGTAGTCGCACAGTACCTATCGACTGTGTGGAGTGGCGCAACTGTCGGAAGGGGTAGCGGTAAAGATATTGTCAATGTTCCGTTCGATGTAGAGGTTAAGGCTCGTGCTGGGTTTCAACCTTTGGCGTATCTAAGACAATTAAAAGCTCGTACAGCTCTTTCGGGGGAATTGGGCTTTGGAGTGATTAGACTCAACGGACAAGGTGAAGATGCGCGTGAGTATGCCGCCATCATCCGTTTAGAGGATCTATTACCGCTACTCGTACTTAAATACGGTCATCTTGATAGCGAACCCACAGAGGCAGACATTGACCGCTGCGAAGCCTGTGGGTCTTACATGATAAGGAAGTGCTTAACTTGCCAGCCTACGACTACACCTGTAGAGAATGTAATCTCAGTCAAGAAATCACCCATCGATGGCACGATAGACCAGTAATACCATGCACATACTGTAATGAGCCTATGACTAAGGTGATCTCAGCTAATCCAATACATTTCAAGGGCAAAGGATGGGGCAAAGATTGAAACACGAAGAGCTTCAGTTAAAGGTTTATCAGATTTACAAGAACAACGATGCAGATGATGAGCTTGGTACTGATAACTGGGTTGAGGTTGATGACGCTTTACTTGCTTTGCATGCTGTGGTGTCATTACATAGACCCGAAGTAATAGATGGGCTTGTTTGGTGTAGTGGATGCGATGCTACTCAGCTTTATCCATGTCTAACTATTAAAATAATTCACGACAGTTTAGCCGAATAGTTATCCACAGAAGTTATCCACAGGGCATTAGGAAGGGGTCTCAATGAAGCGACACGCCGCTCTGACCAGCAGTTTTACAAATGTACTTGACCTTAATGCTACCCTGTCTGGGCAGAGCCCCTCAAGGGCTCACCGCAAGCCCCGTTGGGGCGTAGCTTGCGGGGTGCTAGCAGGGTTGATGGGAGCCCTATGCTTTTTGCCAAATGCAGGGAGCTCTATACCAAGCCAACCAAAAGAGTACATAAGCTATAAAGATTATGCTTATTATGCATTAGGTAATAATCTTAAAGAGTTTAAATGCTTATCAGTACTTTATGGAAAAGAAAGCGCATGGAATCCTAATGCGCGTAATGGATCACACTATGGAATACCTCAAGGACGATCTGTCTATCTATCAACACTTAATGGCTATGAGCAGATACAATGGGGATTAGATTACATAGGTCACCGTTATGGTGAACCATGTGTTGCACTTAATCATTGGAGAACATACGGATGGCACTAGATAAGCTGAACTCACGGCGTTATCGTGAGCAGCGTGAGCGTGTGTTCATGCGTGATGGTCGTGTCTGTCAGGTATGTGGCACAGATGAGGGTGAGATGCACATCGATCACATCATCCCACGCAAGGTAGGTGGAGACCACAGTCTCGATAACCTTCGTGTCTTATGTAAGTCATGCAACCTGCGTAAGGGTGCGCTCAATGAAGGGGTTTTTTTAGCACGAGCGGCTACCCCCCCTGTCTTTTCAGACTGTTTATCCCCGAGGACAGCCGTACGGGGCGTACAAGGCCCCTG